TGTTTTTCTATTGTAGGAAAGAAGTAGAAATTGAAGAAGAAATACTTCCTTATAATCAAATCTCCAATTATATTAATATTCTAAAAGGAGAAACATTACAACGGAAAGATGCACATAAGATTGCACTGTTGAATTCTGAATCTATTCGCAAAAAGAATGAGGCTTATAAAGATTATATAATGACTAATAAGATTGAACCCGAATTAGCATTAATGATTGAGTCTTCTAAAATGCAAATGAAAGGAATGAAACCTGAAGAAGTTCAACAATATGTTGAACAAATGAAACAATCAATGTTACCTGATGATTTTAATATAAAAGATTTTAAAGTTGATTCTGAAAATCTTTATGCTAAAATTCTAAAATATTGTTATGTTCATGAAGATGTTAAAGATAAAAAACTTGAAACGATTCAAGATTTGATTACTGTTGGTAAATTGTATTTGTATTCAGGTTGGGAGAATGGTAAACCTACAATTAAGGTTATTAATCCAATGTTTTGTGGTTTTCATAAACGTCCCGATGAAAAATATGTACAAAAAGCAGATTATGTTTATTATCGTACTACAATTACAATTCCTGATTTGATTGCTAAATATGGTGATAAATTAACTCCTGAAGAATTAACTTCATTGGGTATTTCACATACATCGTTTTCTCCAAGAGATAAACGTTTTGATGTTGCTGGTGGAACTGCTACATTTGTAAGAGATCAATGGCATGAAGATTTTTATCGTGAATTAAATCCTGGGCAGAATAATTCTGCTAAAACTGTTGGTATGCATCAGGGTACTTCTGGTACTATTCGTGATAGATTCTCTAATCTTATTTGGGAATCACACATTGAGTTTAAAGCATTCAGAGAAGTTATCTTTTTAACATCTCCTGATGAATATGGTAAACCTCATACAACAGTTGTATCATCTGAATTTGAAATTCCCGATGATGCTATTAAGATTAATTACACTAATGATTTTGGTGATAAATGCAATCGTTATGAATGGGTTGATCCAATTCTTAAAATTCCATATACTGCTGAAATATTATGGATACCTAGACGATATGAAATGACACGATTGGGTTCTGATATTATTGTTGATTATAGAGAAGTTCCTTTTCAACCACTTAATATCCAAGATCCTTATTCTAGTTTCGAACTTAGTTACAAAGGTCTTATAATTGATTCTCGTAATACAACTCCTATTTCTCCTGTTGAAAGAGCAACTCCTTTTATATTCCAATCATTTATTATCAAACATCTTATTAATAAAGAACTTGCTAAATATACAGGTTACGTTCAAGATGTAGATACAGATCAAATTCCTGAAGAATTAGGTAATGACCATAATGGTGAAAAGATTCGAGATCATATTGCTGCATGGTTTGCATATCGTAAACAAGAAGGTATTAACTTTTATTCTGGATCTCAAACTAGTTTTGGTAATTTACCACCGAGTACACGTAGTCCTGGATCAAGAGGTTATTTATTAGGTACTGCTGCTGAAATATTAAATTTACAGAAACTGTATGATGTTGTTAATATGGAAATCGGTATGGCATTAGGTATTAGTCCACAACGGATGGCGGGTTCAACACCACAACTTACTGCTACTGATAATCAACAAAATTTACAACAATCTTATTCTATTACTGAATTCTATTTCGATCAACACAATGAAGTGTGGAAATATGCTCTTAAAGAATATATTAATAACTTCAAACATTATATTCAGTTAAAGTTGAAAAATGGTGAAGATTGTTTTTTGCATTATATTTTACCTGATGGTACAGAAGAACTTTTAAACTTTACTCCCGATTCATTAGATACATTTGAAGATGTTGGTTTGTATATTTCTAATAGCGGTAATGATAAAATTTATCGTGATATGATGTTACAAATGTCACATGCAATTGCACAAAATGCAGGACAAGGTTCTGGTGCTATATCGGCATTAATTAAAAAGATTACTGAAGGAGAATCTGCCGAAGATATTCATAAATCAATTTTATTACTTGAAGAGAAGTTATCTAAACAACAGCAATCAATGCAAAAAATGAAAGATGAAGCACAAGCTAAAATCACACAAATGCAAATTGATGCTAGAGAAGATGAACAACTTCATGAAGTAAATATTGAAACACTTAAAGGTGAATATGGTATTAAGAAAGAACTTATTCGTTCTTACATTAATCAAGAAGATCAAGATAAAGATAAAGATGGTTTACCTGACCAATATGAAATATATAAATTGGAACAGGGTGATCGTAAATTAGATCTTGATGCAAAAAAACTTGAGTTGACTGCAATGAAAATACAAGAAGACTCTAAAAATAAAGCTGCTGATCGAACTATAAAACGATCAGGAAAAAAATAGTAATATCCGTAATAAACTAGTATAGCACAAAATAAACCAAATAATTGTCGATTTAACGATTATGTTAAAATTCTAATTTTAAAGGTTTATATTTGTGCTATATTTAAACTAAACCAAATGAATTTTATTGAAGATTTAATTCCAGACTTTAATGAGTTAGATAACTCAAATCTTACCGATGATGCGGTAATCGAAGACACTAGTACAGAAGACAATGTTGATGATAATGACATCTCAACTGATGAACCTGTTGTATATGAAAATGGTGATGATGATGCAACTGCTGCTTTTAATGTAATGTTTAAAACAGAATTGTTTAATGAAGAAGATAAAAAGAAATTTGATGGTTCTTGGGAATCACTTGAAGAATTGCGTAATGAATTACCAAATCGTGTAATTAAAAGTGCAATTGCTCAAATGCCTGAAACAGCACAAAAACTTTTATTTCTTGTTAACAATGAAGGAGAGAATTTAACTCCTGATAAACTTAAAACATTTGTGGCTGCTTTTGTTGATGATAACACTACAGAAGATATTGATATTACAGATAACGATACTGCTCGTGAATATCTTGAACAACATTATAGAGCAAAAGGTTTATCTGATAAAAATATCACTCGTTTGTTAGATCAAGCTGAAGATGATGATGAATTGTTGGATCAAGCTAAAGAAGCCTATGAAGCTGAAAACAAAAATAAACCAAGTAAACAAGATAAATTACTTGAAGAACAAAACCAAAAAATAGCAGCACAAAAAACATTTCAAGATAATCTTATACAAGAAATGAATGAACAGAAATATTCGAATACAGCTAAACAGCGTACAATGAATACTCTGAAAAACTTTAAGAATATTACAAATAAGATTTTTGCTAATCCAAAAGCACTTGTACAATTTGTTGATTTTGCTGCATTCTATGATGAAAAAACAAACACATTTGATTTAGATTCTTATTCTAAAAGATTTGATTCAAAAGTAGCTCAAACCATGAGAGGTAATATTGTCAGAGAAACATTTAAACAATCGTCTACCGGATCACCAAGAAAAGGAGAAATTAATGTTGACGATATAATTTTCAAACTTAAATAAATATTTAATTAATTAACACAAAACATGTACAGATTTACTGCACTTTCAACCGTAGAGCGTCCCGCTCAAGGTGGTAGTTATACTGACTTTTTGAGTTACACCAAAATCTTCAATCATTACAAACCTTTTGATTTTGGGGTAAAAACTGCTCAGTTATTTTCTGCCGATCCAGGAACTTTTGTTATTAACAAGAAGTTCACATTTATGACTCTTGCTCAAGGAAACGTTTATATGCTCCCAGGTGGAACAGATGACTATAAATGGCGAGTAGTTGGTTCTACACTTGTAAGAACCTATATTACTGAACTTATTACAAGTTCAACCCAACCAGGTAAAAATGGAGAACAATTTAAGATTGCTCTTGATAAACCATGGTTTCATGAACCAATTCTGTTGAAGACAGAAAATACCAATCTTCCTATGATGAAGATAATTGGTCATCCAGTTCAACGTTCTGCTGATTCTTGGGAATATACTGTAGAACTTCAAACAGGTAATCCTGAAGATTACATTCCTGTTGCTTATTTACAACCAGGTCGTTTTGTTATTGATGGTGGTACTTCAGTTTCTGATGAACTTAACACTAAATACGGTGGAGATCAAATGACTGAAATGTTTGGTCTGCAATCATTTGTTGGTAATTATGCTCGTAAACAAGAGTTTTCTGACAAAATGATTCGTGCTGAATTGGCTGCTAAACGTACAGGTTCTACTTATGGTGGAGAACAAGATGTAACATCTGGTTATGCTTGGTTTGAAAATTTCGATACTAAGAAAGGTGAACAAGTTAAAGTTGGTACTTATATCACTAAACTTGAACAACGTCTTTTGGATAAAATCGAAATGGATAGAGAGATGGCGATGTTCTTCGGTAAAACACAAGTTACCCAAGATCGTGATACTAATAAAACTATCAAGGTTGCCCCAGGTTGGTTGGAACTTGTTCGTGATGGACATTATCTTCCACACAACGGTTCTCTTACTCTTGATGACATTTATGAATTCTTGATGACTGTTTTCGTTTCAAGAAAAGATTTCTCTGATCGTTATGTAAGAATTGCTACTGGACAAGCGGGTATGATGTTGATGCACAAATTGATTGCTGAACAAGCGAAAGCGTTCACTACAATTGACACTCAATTCATCATGGATACTGATTCTGAATTCCACACTAACGCAAAACAATTTGGTGCTCAATTCACTAAATGGTTAGCTCCAGGTGGTGTTATTGTTGAAGTAATTCATGATCCAATGAAAGATAATCCATCTCTGTTCCCAGAAATGGCTCCTGGTACTCAATTTACCATGGAATCTTTCAATATGGATATATTCGATTTCGGTAAAACAAACAAAAAAGCTACAAATGCTACTCGTGATGAAAACATCACAATGGTTATGCAAGATGGTGTAGAATCTTATTATACTGTTTCTAACGTATATGATTTTGCATCTGGTGCTGAAAAATCAGGCGGTAATGTTTATGCAAACAACAAAGAACTTGGTATCTATCGTGAAATGTCTGGATCACTTTGTATCTGGGACGTATCTCGTTGCGGACGTATTGAATACGTTCCTGGAATCTAAGATACTTATTAAAAATTAAATTATTGACGTGTAGGTGAAGGGATCATCTTACTTTAAGTAAAAAACCTAAGCCTATGATAGATCTTTATCATAGGCTTTTTTTATATCAAAAAATGAATAAACCACAAGAAAAATGGTAACAGTTTATGTTAATTCCGTACAGAGAGATTCTGTACAAGGTCGTCACAAACAAATGTATATTGTAAACGATCCAAGAAGCAATCAAGAGTATAAAACTCAAAAAAATCAACACCGTGTTCCTGGTGCTGCTGATAATTATAAATTTACTTATTCGGTATCTAAAGGAGAATTTTTAACAGGTCTTGATGAAATAGTATTAAATGATTGGTTTGGATTGGAAGATCACGTATATCCTTCTAATTGGATCGGTGAATCTGAAATAATCAAAAAACAAAAAGAAATTACACTTCAAACTAAATATGAAATCTTAGATAATGTTCCAAAAGGTACATATTCATCTAAACCACAAAATGATTTGATATTTACTTGGGTTAGTAAAATGGGAGCAGAACTTCCTAAATCTAATTCAATGACTGAATCATTCAAGATTACATTATATCCTGATCGTGTAAACATCTTTAGAGACGATAATTCAAGAGGTCGTTTGGCAATACAGTTAATTAATAACTGTCCACAAATCGCACCTTCAAAAAATGAAATTAATCCTGCAATGCATCGTTATTATATCTCTTCTGAAAATGAATCAGAAACAGAAAGAGTTAACAAAGCAGACCAAATTAATGAAGCAATCTATTACTTAATGGATGTACAACGCAATTGTTCAGTATATAATCTGTATCAACTTGGTGTACTTTCTAAAGATAAACAAAATCGCTCATTAGTATATGGTGATGTCGCAGAAGTTAAAATCAAAGAAGCATTAAACAATTATATTAAAACTCCATCAAAAGAACAATTACGAAATGTTTCTAACTTCATTGATCTGTGTAAGATGATGAAAGATAAAAAACAAATGAATCGTTTCTTGATTATGTATTATGTTGAACAAGCTATTAATGCAAATATCATGTCATTATCTGATGGATATTATGCATGGCACAAACAACGTAATCAACCTACAGTTTACAAAACGTTTAATGCTAAAGACAAATTAATCAATTTCTTCTTAGCAGAATTTGAAAAATATGATCCGAATAACCCAGGATCAAATTGGTTCCATGAACTGCTTGAAGAATTAAAATCTAAAAACGTTAGATTACAATAATGACTATACAGGAACTACATTGGGAAATTAAATTCAGATATAATAAGTTAGATTCAAATTCAAGAGTATCATATCCACTGAAGAATACTTTTACTGGATCTTTAATATAT